GTTATATTGGCCTGTTGTTGGATCAACAAAAGGTACTTTTTTAAGTTTTTGAACTGTTTTCTGCATAAATGCTTCTACTTCATTTGGAGGTATAGCGCCTACATTCATGTAGAAAATACGTTTTTCAGGAGCACGAACAATACGATGAATCATCATCGCATCTTCCATTAACACCATTTGTTTAAATATCTTACGGCCTGGTTCTAAATAACTTCTACCATAAGGCAAGTAGTTAACATCACTTATTAATCTAAAGTGAGCCATTTCATAGTTTTCAAAGTAAATATCTGAAGTTGCTGTGCCTAAGGCGTATTGAGTTTGTGGGGTTGTAATACCAGATACACTTGTTGGATCATATTTAAATCTTACATAAGTAGGATTTTTAGGATTGGTACCTTCTTCTCTAATAATTGAATAAGCTGAAAATGGTATAACATTATATACACCAAATTTTTCAGCTATTTCTAATTTAAGATAAAAATCTCCATACTTACACATATTACGAGCCCAACTCCATAAGTTAAATTCAAGATTTAATACATCATAAAATAGATTGTATAAAATACGTTGGATATTTTCATCACTAGAACGAATATGGAGCATCTCACCATGCTCATTTTTTAAAGTACACTCATCAGCTATAATATCAAGTGCAGAAGCCACAATAGCGTCTGTATCCATTGATTCATAGTCTGTATAAAGTTGTACTCTTAATGTTTGATAGTTATAAACATTGTTTACATTGTAAATACCAGCACCTGATGTAGTGTAAATTTTAGTAAATCTATCTACCAATGCGTTAGTTTGTAATGTACCTAACGATTGAATGCGGTCTGTGTCTATTACTCTTAACTCATCACCGCCAACATTGCGGATAACAACATCTGAGGAGAATAAACGTTTTAATTGGTCAAATAATGCCATAATTTTCTGTATATGTTATAAATATTTAGTTATATTAGCCAACTGATATCTTCTACACCTCCCATACCAGTATCCATTTGCCATGGATTTTCATTTATTGGTGAATGTGGGGTTGATATTGATGGACCGGAAATATATGAAACTTTTCCTATACCTCCAAGTGAGGCTCTAGTTAAGTCCATAGCTGATTGATTAAATCTTAAAGCTGTGTCACGTAAGAATAAGCCAAAACCAAAAGCCATCACAAGATCATCATTATAGCCATCTGTCGCTTGTGCTTTACCATTTTTCCAAATAAAGGTTCGTAATTCTTCTAATAGTCGACGTGATTGAATAATACATCCACGTTCTCTCATATATGCTTCTAATTTAGAAACAACAAGTGGGCGAGTTTTTGTTGAGTTGGTGAAACCAGGTACTAAATTATTTTCATTTCTGCTAAGGAAATTATCTTGAGTTATATTAGCTGTGTCTGTTTTAGATGAGTAATATAAATTTTGATAACCTCGTTCTATAACTGTTTGTATTGTATCCCAACCTATATTAGCATTTTCAATCACTAATAAAGCATTATTATATTCAGTAGATAATGCTACTAACATATGTCCATAATCTCTAGTTCCTACTTGTCCTTTATATTCTGCTACTTGCTTAGCTGTTTCTACATCAATTACATGACAAGCAGAGTAATCTTTTCCATCACCACGTGCAACATCAGCTACAACCATATAATTTCTTGTATAGTCTGGATATTCCCAACGCCATAAATTACCATCAAATCCTCCTTTTGCTACAGGATCAACTTGAAATGTTTGAATATACCAATTTAAAATATCTGGTTCTACTACTGAGTCTCCTGATGTACTAAAATCACAATCACATTCTTGAGCGGCGTTACGTGGTCCTAAAATAGCATCTTGTTCATCTCTCCATTTTTGAGATCGTTCTGGGTGTACTGTCCAAGGTATTTTAATTGATGTAAATCCATTTTTACCTTCTTCACCACCAATAAATGTTCTATGAAACCAGTTACCAGTACCAAATGGTGTAGATATTGCTATACATTGTCCACCTGTAGCTAAGGTTTGTTGAGCAGAAGCAAATATCTCATCTATACCTTCAATAAAGGCGGCTTCATCTAATAATAGTAATGATACTGCTTCAGATCTACCAGCGTCACCTGTTGCACCAATTGCTTTAATTTGAGATCCGTTTGATAATTTAAGACTTAACTTATTGTTTTCTGTGGCTTTTATTTGTAACCAACTAGGTAAGTTATCATAAGCAAATTTTACTTTTGTAACCATATTTTTAGCAGTTTCTTGCTTTGTAGCAATACAAAGTACGTTTTTATCCTTATTAAATAACATCATCCATAATGAATAAGCTGATGATAATGTTGATATGCCTAACTGTCTTGATTTATTAACTATATTATATTTATTTTTTTGGAATTGATGTAACACACCTTCTTGAAACAGATATAAATTAAATTGAATTCTACCACGTTGTGGATGTTGGATCCAATAATATTTCTTCATAAAATAAACAGGATCTTGAGCACATTTAACAAATTCCTGTTTAATTATGTCTTTTATATTTTGCTGTTCACTCATGTATATAAATATATAAAAAAAAGCTCAACTTACGGGTTGAGCTTGCACCTATGGTCTAGATAGGCAGTCCTAGGTAGCAGGACGATTATTTTTAATTATCTCCATTCAGATTCAGGATATTCATAATCACTAACTTTACTTAAACCAAATAATAATGGACTTAGGTCATACTTAATTTCATCGTCAGTTATAAATGTTCTCATTTTTGACGCCTCTCTTTCAGCATATTCTTTTAATTTTTTAAAATCGTGAAATTCTTGTCTTTGAATATCCCCATTTCTAACATATTTTATTATTTTTTGATAAATAGCCCGTATTCTTAATTTATCTCTCATATCTTCACTTAATTGTGATTCATTAATAATACCAGCTAATTGTTGCATTCTTTTGATTTCGTTAATTGGTTGTTTCATGTTTATTATTTTGTTATGTATAAATATGTTAAAGTACCAGCAACAGCAGTACCTACTATTTTAGTAAAGGTAAGTTTTACTTTAAGCTTTTTATTTTGTTTTTGTAAATCTTTAACCCATAATCCTTGGGTGTCAAATTTTAGTTGTTCATTTTTAATACGCTCTTCATACATAATACCTTTTTGAACATGTCCTGAAATAATATTATCTTTTAATATTACTTTAGATTCTAATAAAGAAATAGTAATAGTAGATAATTTTAATTCAGCTTTAGCACTATCACCACTAATTAGATCTAAGGTAATCTGCTTAGCTACTGGATATGGTAATTTGATTGTATCAACAACTGTGTGGTGAATATTTCCAATACTATCATAGGTTGTTACTTGAGATTTTACAAGAACAGGTGTTGATAATAGAATAAACAATAATAACTTTTTCATATATTTTATTTTAGTAAAGCGTAATATTCTTTGAAGTGTTTAAGTCTATCAGGTAAACCAGTAGTACCACCATTAACACGTTTTGTAACTGATGTTACTACAGCATCTGTAGCTCCACCATCAGCTATTTTATGTAATCCGTTTTTATGAAAGAACCAAGCAGCTGATAATAATGGATATTTAGTCGCTACTAAATCTGGTGATTCAAGTAAATTTTCAGGTACAACAGCATCAAATGCTTTGTAGTTATCTTTACCAGTTAACTGAATGTAACCACGTCCACGGAATTTATATCCTTCACCAGTTGCTTCAACTCCATTACCCATTCTACCACCGTATACTAGGTTAGCAATCTTTTCTGGTTTACGTTCGTATAATGCTGCTTTTACTGGTGTTAAGAAATATTTTTTAAATATTCCTAACAATCCTTTAGCACCATAGTTTAGATTCTCGTTTACTGCTTTGAACCCACCTGATTCATGTCCTGCTTGTGCTAGGAAGTGAGCTAAACGTAATGGTGTATTTAATTCAAATTTTGCCATTGTATCCGGTAACATTGCTATGACGCTATCCGGGATGTGTCCTTTTAGTTTGTTAATATCCATTTTATTTTATTTTGTTTTTATTTAACAGCTACTATTTTAAGGCGTTTTGTAGTATCCATACTACCGACTTCTTGTGATGTAAAATTTCCGTTACCTATTGGTTTCAAATTCGTATTACCACCTAACTTAGCATCTTTGTCATCTTGAGCATCAAGAGAATAGTATAAAATATTTTCATCAGATTTTTGGTAATTGCTTTTGTATATCTTCATCTTATAGAATACACTATCACTATCTCTACCGGCCTTTTGACCTTTATCATTGTACATACGAGTATCTCTTCTATAAATATCAATTGGCTCATCACCTACTGTTAATTCTATAGTATTGTCTCTACTGAGAAGACTCATACCAGCCTCATCCTCAAATGAAGATGCAGGACGTTTAATACCTAGATCCTCCCAGAATTTAGGTAACACTTCTAATGTAAATAACATATTACTTCTATTAGAATCTTCTACTTTCATTACTTCTTTTTGGTATTCACTTTCAGTAATTATCCCAGCTAATTGCTGCATTCTTTTAATTTCGTTAATTAATTTTTTCATTATTCTTCTATTTTAGGTTCTTCTAGTGGATCTTCATTTAAAGATTTCTTATTAAGCCATTTATCAACAGATGCAATACCAAATGAGCCTAATACAATTACCATAAATCCATTAAATATGAATTCATTAATCATTAGTGGCCTACCCATCCATCCTGTTACAAGATCAACAGCTAAAGATATTATCATCATTAAAAATGCAACATAACCCACTACAGCTTTTTCATTAATTGTGTTGCTATCATCAAATAGCTGTTTAATAAATTTTTTCATATTTTTAATTTTAATCGAGTATAAATATAAAAAAGAGCGGTAAAAATACTGCTCTGTGGGGTAGATGTGGATTAATTTATTTAACCTTTAGTAATTTTACATCAGATTTTAATGAATCTATGCTAACAGTAGTTACTTTAGTTTCACTTATGTTGTTACAAGCAGTAAATGTGATAGCAGCTGCTAAAAACGATCATTATTTTTTTCATAATTGTTGTTTTTAGATTTTATAATCCATAATCTTTATGGAACTTTTAATAACTATATCTATTTCTAAAAAAAGAATCTACTTGTGTTGGAGTATAGGAACTAGCTGCTTGGTTTTGTTCGTGATAGTACTCACGAATAATAGTAGTCTTCTCTTTTATGTGATCTATTTGATTGTCAACCTGCTTTACTTCAGCTTCATAAACATGAATAATACTATCAATTTGTTTTTGATGTTCTATTAATTGTTTATTAACATTAGTTAATGAATCTATTGTTGCTTTAATATCAGCAGGTATTTTTGGTTGACGTGTTGTTAACCATATAATACCAAACAATATTATAAGACCTCCAATAATGTAAAGACCTATTTTAGCTTTACCTTTATTTTTATTAACAAAAGTAGTTATTTCTTGTTCTACTTTTTTAACTTTAGCTTTAGATATTTTCTTCGTTGTCGATTTCAATTGGTTCATCATCTATTCCTAGTTTTTTAAGTTCATCTTCATCATTTGTTTTACGCTTAGATCCTATAGCTGGTATGGTTGGTTCATTTAATGCTTTAAGAATCATTTTCATTACACCTTTAGTGTTTGTAGCACCAAATTTATATTTATCAAGATCGTTTAATACTTTAACATAAGCATTATAATCTTCATCTTTTAATGTTTCTATTTTGTCTACTAGTTTTTTTAATATATCTGGTAGACCTGCTTTAGCTGCTTCTCTAGATTTATTTTGAGCTGATTTATAATCAGAACTTGACATTCCATCAGTTTCATTAACTACTTTTCCTACTTTTTGAGTTGATGTTGAATATTGTTTAATAATTCTAGCTATTAAATCTCCATTATCAACAAACCATTCTCCAGCTTTAGAACCCATACTAGACATTGGAGAGGATTTAATTCCTTTAATATCTTTTTCAGATGGTTCTTCTTCTCCAGCTTCTGGTTTTGCTTTTTTAGATTTAAGTTTTGACTTACCAATAAATAAATCTTCAGCATCAGATGGTGATAAGAATATATCACCTTCTCCTGGCTCTTCATCAGCAGCCGCAGATGGTTTAACTGAGGTACTTTTTAATAATTGTGTTCTAATATCTGGAGTAAATGACCAATTAATACCTGGTGCTGAATTTTTCTCAATGTCGTTTTTTAATAATTCTATTTCCATTGGATCAACATTTTGTTCTTCACCTTGCTTGATAAAGTAGTTGATTACTTGTTGTTTTCTATCTACTTTAAAATTAGATGGATTTTTAATTCTATCTTTAATTTGTGGAAAGTCTGAATTAAGTTTATACATCTCTTTAGCAGGACGTGCCATTTCTTTTACTGGTACTCTAATCTTAAGTTTTGCTTCTGTTATGAATTTTCTTAAATCAAAATTGTCTGCCATGTTTGTATTTTATTTGTTATAAATATTTTAAATTATTGTGTTTAATATAGTATTTATTCTTTCCTTTGTAGAACCTTGTAATACTACTAATTTTTTAGGTGGAAATAATTTAAGTAAACGTTGAATTTCTTGATTAATATCCGCTCTATATTCAGCATTTGTCTCTCTAACACCATTATC